CGATTACTTTTATAACATAAAATAATATGAATAAATTAAAAAATGTTGCAACTGAAATATTAAATATTTTAGAAAAAAAACGACAAGAACTTGAATTAACATTTGTGGAAGACACACATACCTACACGATGAAAAACTCTAAAGGTGAGTTAAAAAGTGATTGGCCTTCGGTGAGTAAAGTAATGAAGTTATTTTACACAGAATTTGATTCTGAAGGGATATCTTTAAAGAAGGCGAATGGCGACCCCGAAGTCCAACAACAACTATTGTCAGAATGGAAAGCTGCTGCCGATTATTCAATAAATGTGGGAAGTAGAACTCACTTTTTATTGGAAAAAAAATCGTTAGAGATGTTTGAGTTGAATAAGGAAGTTAGACAACCTGAATTTGAGTGTAATTTTGAGCAGATATTACGTAGTGATTCTATGGTATCTGCCGGAACTAACTTTTTAGAAACTATGAAAGAGCGTGGTGCGTTATTATTAGATACTGAGTTAATTCTTGGTGATGATGAGTATGGTTATACAGGTGCTCCGGATAAGATGTGGTTAATTGAGAATAAAGATAAAACTGAAATTGGTATAATTTGTACGGATTATAAAACCAATAAACCAAAGAATTTTGAGGCGAGTTATTTTACCAAAAAAATGAAATATCCTTTTGAAAAGTTAGATGACACGGCTCTCGGTCACTATTCAACACAATTACCATTTTATTGTAAGTTATTATTAAAAATGTTGAAAGGGACTAAATATGAAAACATTAAAGTGTATGGATGTATCATAGTTCTTGTTAAAGATAATGGAACATTTGAAGAATTCAGAATACCCAAGTCGGTTCAAGAGACCATATTAGATATGGATATGTCGAAGTATTTGACAAAGAAATAAAAATAAACTAAAATTATAAAAAAAGAATATGGACGATTTATTACAACCAAAGATTGATTTAAAAAAACAACCAACATTAGTATGTGAGGAGTGTGGAAGTATCTACTTCAAAGAAGTTGTTATGATAAAAAAAGTTAACAAATTGTTAACAGGTAGTTCGGAAGACACAATTGTGCCGTTTCCAACTTACAGATGTGACGATTGTGGTCACGTAAATGAAGAATTTAAATTATTTGATAAGTAATATGATTAAGAAACTAGTTCATTTTAGTGATTTACACTTGAAGTTGTTTAAGGACCACGACCTATATAGGTTAATCTTGAATGATATGTTTGATAAGTTCAGAGAAATTAAACCGGATAGAATTACCTTCACTGGGGATTTATTACATAGTAAGAATCAGCTCACACCTGAAGTTATTGAAATTGCTTCTTGGGTATTAACCGAGTGTGCCAAAATAGCTAAAATAATTATTATACCAGGTAATCACGATGCAAATTTAAAAAACGACGAAAGATTAGATAGTATTACACCTATTGTGGATAATTTGAATAATCCCAATATTGTTTATTACAAAAATAGAGGTGTGTATGAAGATGATAATGTCTCTTGGTGTGTGTTTTCACAATTCCAAGGAAATATTCCACCTGAAATTGATACGGCTAAAGGTTTTAAGATTGGATTATTTCACGACCCGGTACAAGGACTAACTACTGATTTGGGGTTTGATTTTGGAACTCACGCATACGATGTTGAGAAATTTAAAGGGTTAGACCTTGTTCTATGTGGAGATGTTCATAAACGTTCTGTTTTTAACATCCCAAATGGTAAAAAAGGAATTATGGTTGGAAGTCTTGTGTGTCAAAATTATGGAGAGAGTTTAAGAAATCACGGATTTGGAATTTATGATTTGGAAACTGATGAATATTCGTTTGTTGATTTGGATAATCCAAAACCTTTCCTATCATTTAAGATGAAATCATTTGATGATATAATAAATGGAACTGAGAAACTTGTTAATGGTGGAAATTAAAATAACATCTACTCAATTAAAATCAGTCCAAGAATATTGTAAATTAAACAATATTGAGGATGTTGATAAGTTCATCACCAAATGTTATACTGACGGATACAACATACAAAAATATGGATTACTTGGTGATGATTCAGAAAAAATAGGTGGGATTGAAGAAAAACAGGTGGAAATTGAGGTTATTAAAGAAATCCGGGTGGAAGTTCCGGTTGAGGTAATCAAAGAAGTTGTTAAATATGTTGAAGTCCCCGTTGAAATAATTAAAGAGGTGGAAGTCATCCAATATGTTGATAGAGAGGTGGTTAAGGAGGTACCTGTTGAAATAATAACAGAGAAGATTGTAAATGTTATTCAAGAAGTTCCCGTCCCAAATATAGATAAAATTGGGGACGAACCTGAACCAAATGATAAGGCAAAACTTCTCCAAGAAACTTTACAGAAACTTAGAAAAGAACTATCTTTAAAAAACGAAAGGATAGAAGAACTTGAAAAAATAAATAAACAATTGGAATCCATAAGAGTAGAACAGGGTGCTGTCTATTTAAAAGGTTCCAACATAAATGAAATAATGTAATATTTTTACCCGAACACATCATACATTTTATATTTTATGATATTTATATATAAAGGTTAAGTTATGAAAATATGTAAAAAATGTGGGATTGAAAAATTGTTATGTGATTTTGGTAACAATAAAAACAATAAAGATGGTAAATCAATTTATTGTAAAGAGTGTGAAAAATTAAGAAGTTCAGAATTTAGAAATAATAATCCGGATAAGAGTAAAGAGAGTAGTAAAAAATGGAGGGATAATAATCCTGAAAAATATAAAGAAACTATTAACAAATATCTTACTAAAAATCCGAATATGATTTCAAAAGAAAGATTGAAAAAATATCGTGAAAATTCTGAATTTAATGAAAAACAATCTATTCGTAGAAAAGAATATTATTTGAATAATATTGAAAGTGAAAGAGAAAGACGAAAACAATATTATTATGATAATAAAAAAAATGAAAGGGTTAAAAATAATAAGTGGAAAAAAAATAAATTAAAAACCGACTCATTAGAAAGAATGAAAAAAAATCTTAGGAGTAGGATACGAGAATTTTTAACAGGTGAAAATAAAAGTAAAAGAACTTTTGATATTATAGGTCTTGATAAAGAAAATTTTAAATTGTATATTGAAAGTAAGTTTACAGAAGGAATGTCTTGGGAAAATTATGGTGAGTGGCATTTAGACCATATAAAACCACTTTATTTGTCTGAAAACGAAGAAGATTTATTATTATTAAACCATTACACAAATTTACAGCCTTTATGGGCTGAAGATAATTTAAGAAAAAATAGAAAATATGATTAACATTTTAACTTGGTTCATTTTAAGCTACGGGCTTATGAACATTATGGTATTCGGGTCAATATTCCAAGGACTTAGAAACTTCTTTCAAAATTGGGGGAATAATAAACATTTACCTTTTAATGGTCTTGCTAATTTTATCTCAGGTATATTAACCTGTCCGATGTGTTTTAGTTTCCACGGGGGTTGGTTTTTATCATTAACGGTATTCTCACCAACATTTATGTTGTTTGGAACTCCACTATGGATTAGTTGGTTCTTTGACGGAATTTTATCATCCGGAGCTGTATGGGCGATAAACGCAATTATAGAATGGTTTGAAGAAAATAGACCTACAAAAAATTAAGATATGGAAAATAAATTAGGTGACTTTGTAATTAAGTTTTTGAAAGATAAAACTGAGACTAGAAAGATTATTAAATGTATTGATTTTTTTATATTGATAACGGATATGGGTCTCAATGATGAAAGTAATGAGGTTATGGATATTGTTGAATATTTAGACCAAAATGAAATAGATATAAATTTTGACGAAACCGGTGGGGATTATTACTCACGATTCAAATCAATTGAAAGAAAAGTTAAATTATCTAAAATGTTACAAGGTAGTAAAACTGAGGTTCAAAAAATGATTGAAAAAGTGGATAGTATTAAAGTTCAAGAAAGACCGGATTGGTTGGAAATGTATAGGGATGATTCAACGGATGAAAAAATAGAAGAATCCAAAATGAATGTTTCAAATGAAAATCCGTTCCAAAGGATAACGAATATGTTAACACAAGAATTAAGAGAACAGGTTGAGAATGAGCCGGAAGTAACAATTGAAGAAATCTTAAATGAAAATGAAATAATTTATAGAGAAAATCCTATTATGGGAGAAATGAGTGGTGAAGAATTAAGAGATTTTTTAAGTAACAACATTATACCTGAAAGATTTAGAGAAAATAATAATAACAATTAAATAAAAACAATTATGCCAAAGTCAAAATTACGTGGTGGAGCAAAAGCTCACAAAGCAAGAGTAACAACAAGAAACAATGCTCTTAGAGGATTAAGAAAAAAAGCTCAAGCAGAGTACACTGAAATGTTTGAGAAACAAATGGAGGAGTTGAAAGCTCAATACCAAAATGAAAATGGTGAAACAACTGAATTAAATGCTGAGGTTGTTGGTGATGTGACCGACATAAATGTAACCGATGCTAAGGTTGTAACACCTGAAGTAACTAATGAGAACTAAGATAGTATCTGCGTTTCCCGGTGTAGGGAAAACAACTTATCATAAAAATAACCCTGAAACTACTTTGGATTCTGATTCAAGTGGTTTTAGTTGGGTTGTTAATGAGAATGGTGAAAAGGTAAGAAACCCTGAGTTTCCACAGAACTATATCACTCATATCAAAGAGAACATTGGAAAATACAAATACATCTTTGTTTCTTCACATAAAGAGGTGAGAGATGCTTTGTTAGACAACTGTCTATACTTCTATTTGGTTTATCCGGATGATAACAGAAAAGATGAGTTCATCCAACGATACCGAGATAGAGGTAATGATGAAAACTTTATTAAGTTAGTTGATTCTAAATGGGATGAATGGATGTCAGAATACTATTGGATGGAAAGAGGTTGTGAGAAACTAACAGCGTATGATGGTTGGAATTTAGATACTGTGTTGGAATCTCAAGATAGAAGAGACGGTGGTGAAGTAATTCAAGAAGAAGTAGAAGAACTGAATTAAAACAAATGGATTTATTCAATCCCCCACCACAATTTAATTATACAATAATGATAAAAGATTTAGATATCACAAGTTTTGATAATCCTTACCTACAGATTGTATGGGAGGATTATGCCGAGAACTTTACACAAGAAAAGATAAAGAGTGTTCGTCATTACTTTCAAAAGAAGTACAACACGACCAACGTCAACGTAATTACGAAGACAAAGGTAGCTGACGACACCACACATACCGTAGACATATCCTTTAACATCTTGGATGAGAACTATCAATTAGAATTAGTTCGTTCATTCTTGGAGTCAAAAGGGAATATGGAACATTACGACGATATCTACCAACTTAATAGTATTGTGGATAACAAATTGTTACAGGACCAAACCGATGCCACTCCGTTTAAGAGATGGTATATTAAGAACATAGAGTTCTCAAACTTCTTATCCTATGGTGAAAATCAGAAGATAGATTTTGAGAAGTGTGATGGGATTACGGTTGTGGAATCAAACCCACCTAACTTTGGGGGTAAGACAGTTTTGACAGTGGATTTACTTATGTTCTTATTCTTTAATGAGACCACCAAGACATCCAAAGCTGAGGAGATATTCAATAGGTTTACAGAGAGAAACAAAGTTGCTGTAAAAGGTGAGATTACAATTGATGGTGAGGAGTATATCATATTGAGAAATATTGAAAGAAAGTTATCAAAGAAAAATGAATGGACGGTTAAGACCGAGTTGGACTTCTACAAAAGATTGTC